ACAGAAGCCATAGAAGACACGGTATAACTCGTATTGGTTCATATTATTTTATTTTATTTTTTTAAATTAAAGAATAAATTCAAAAATACTATGGCTTCTGTGGATACCCTGTCTTTGCAGTAGGTTTGCACCCTATCAACCACTACATCTAGTATGTTTTGCTCCAATTTTAGTAAAATGGTGCGCCGCAATACGGGCAGGGAAGACAGGATGCAGCGCAACATTATGCCAAAACAGACTCTGCTTTTTTGATAAACCGCTCAATGTTCTCATTTTCACGAACTTGAAACAGATGATAGGTTGCATCATCGTAGGTTGTGCCAATCCCGTAAGATTGTGGCCGACCTGGCAAATCCCACTTAGCTACTTCAAAGTCTGTGACTGGTAGCATTTGTACCGGAACCTTGAGGTATTGCCATGTATCGGTCAGCATCTGAGCTACATCACCATCGTAATGGGCTTTACAAGAGGGTTTACCCAGCATCTTCCACAGTCTGCGATTAACACATAAAAACGAAGGAGCCGCAAATAGGCGGGATGCATCCAAATGGTTTGATGCTTGCTCGTTTCCAATTAAGGTACCACCAATCGAGATAGCAATATACTTAGATACTTTTTCTGAGTTCAATGGAATGCAATCCACATCAAAAAACACAACAGAATCTAAGTCTTCGTGCCGTTCCAACACCCAGTCCATCCATTCACCATGATCAATCCCGTCAATACAATGTTGGGACATGGGGTATTTGAAGTGATCCATTACTTTCTTTTGGTAATAGGGCACCCGCTCGTCAATGTTCTGCCAGTGCAGTGAGAATATTCCAGCGTTCACACTTGCACCTCATAGCCCAATTGATCCATCATTTTGTATGACCACTTACGAAAGAAGTCACGATGCTCAGCATCTTGCGGATCCTGGTCATCCCATACTGACTCAATAACAAAATTACCGGCATGATCATGGAACTCAATCTTAACCATGTTGCCATCTTTATCATAAATATCTGTAGGTATTAATTTCATTGTCTATCACTCCGCATTAAACCACCACTAAAAATATAAGTACCAGTATGGGTTAACTGAGCCCAAGGTGCAGCCCAGATACGAAAGCCGTTTGCTCGTGCTAAATCACAAAAGTGGTAATCTTCTGACAAATACCGATTATCCTCTGGTGAAATACTTGTATCAAAAATATTGGCAATCTGTGTGCCAACGTCCTTAGGATTGACCACAGTAAACATATCGTTAGAATACTTTGGTGCTACTTCAGATAATTTCTCAATCACTTCGCGCTTGATTAACATAAAGCCCGTGCCACCTTTACCAATCTCAATTGGTTCATTGATCTTGCCTGTTGCGTCTTTACTATCAATTGTATTGACTACGAATGAGCCAGTATATTCATGAAGCTTTTCTGCTGGCACACCACGCAATACCGCAGAATGGACATCATGCCAGTTGATTTCTTTCTTTGGATAGATGCCACAGATTACATCTACATCAGCACGCACCATCTCCACGATGTCATATGGTTGCCAGCTAATATCAGCATCAATAAACATCATGTGGGTTGCATCAGTTTGCAAGAAATCATGTGCAAAACGGTTGCGGGCTCGGGTAATCAAACTCTCATTTAACATCAATGAGAATGTCATACCAATACCATTTTGATTTAATACTGATGGGGTTGTGGTTAGGTTTAATGCATATGTTCCTGTGCACATACCACCATACATCGGTGTTGCTATGAAGATTTTCGGTTTTTTGTCCATGGGTAATTTCCTTTGTAATGTTCTAAAGTTGCTTGGTTGCCTTGCAAATGCATTGCTTCGTGATGCGGTCTGACTCGATAGTTGATGGTATGTTCGCCGTTGCAATCAAACTCTGGTAACAATTTTACCATCTCACCATAAAACAATCTATCCATATAAAAGTGTGAACCAAAGAAATGATACGAATGGCGCATCAAGTATTTGCGTTTAAAGCAATAGCAATTGGTGTCCACAAAATGATGGTTAGGTGGGAAGATGGACGGCCAGATGCCTAAGCTCTCGCAGTTGTCTGGAATGACAAACTTACCAGTTTGACTCACGATGTTGCGTAGACTGTAAGCCCATTGCAAATCACGCTCTTGGATAAAGTTCACCAGCTTTTCAACATGATCTGGCTCAAACCAGTTGTCTTCATCCAAAAACAAAATGTAATCTGCATCAGACAACATAGGGAACGCTGCATAGATGCGGTGTCCATTGTAGCCATCGTGCCCAGTATTCTCGGACAGATGGATTACTTTGGTGTTTTTATTGAGGACAAACTCATTGTCGCATCGACCATCCACCACCACCAAATGCTCTACTTCAATGGTCTGATTGGTTACGCTGTTAATGGCTTGTTGCACATGCTTTGTGCCAATTGTTGGTGTAATTACTTGGATGCGCATGATACCTCCTCAATTCGTTTTCCAATCCAGCGCATAACCGGTACTGCCATACTGTTACCCATTGCTTTGTAGCGTGGCCCATCGGGACACTTTGGTTTGGTGTTGGTGTAGTCATCGGGAAAACCTTGCAGTCTTTCACATTCGATGGGAGTCAATCTGCGTACTGCCATGTTGCTTGCCATAGCAGTTTGATTGTCGCCCATGTTGGCACGAAGGGTAGGCGTGCCGTTCTCAACAAACCGAGCGGGGTTACCTTCACGCTTGGCAATTCCAGGTTCAAAACCATAAGCCACACCATGCACACCAGTTGCATTCAAAGTGTACATTGGGCCATCTTCAGTAAATCCATCACCATTACCACCATTCTCTGGTTTACGGCCTATGGTGTTCTCAGCTAAAGCAATCGGCACATTACCACCACCAGTACCCCAGCGTGCTAATACAGTCGTGCAAGTATCACCCATCTCTTTAACTCGTGAATCGGTAGGATGGTTTTCGTACACTTGAGTACGGCTGACAATATGGTAATCACCAGTAAATGCCTCTTGATTACCTAACCATTGTTTATCAGCAGCAGAAGCTTGCAATGTACCAAAAACATCTTTGCCCGAACCAGTTGTAACTAAAGTTTCTGATCCGCCTCCAAGGTCTCCTCCAGAAGCTCGGATTGTCCCGACTCCTTCACCGTAGCCTCCAAAGCTTGAAGAAGTAAAGGCGGGAGCACTTTGTTTCTTACCTTTGCTCTTCGGATTATTCCGGCGCAAGCTTTCGGACTCAAAAAGAACCTTTGCGGGACTGACCCAGTCTCCAAGACATCCAACAACGAAGACTCTTCTGCGTCTTTGTGGTACTCCAAAGTATTGAGCATCAAGCACCCGATAGCTGAACCCATACCCGAGTTCGACCAACGCCCCGAGGAAGGAACCAAAATCCCGTCCTCGGTTTGAACTGAGGACACCTGGCACATTTTCCCATACGCACCACTTGGGTCTAAACTTGTCAAGAATTCCAACATAGGTAAGCATGAGATTGCCTCTGGGGTCTTCAAGCCCTTTACGCAATCCAGCGACACTGAAAGATTGGCAAGGGGTTCCTCCAACGAGAAGGTCAATTGATCCATTTAAATTCCACTCCTTATATTTAGTCATATCCCCAAGATTAGGTACATCTGGATAATGGTATGCCAGTACTTCACTCGGGAATTTCTCAATATCCGAGAATGCGACTGGCGACCAGCCAAGGTCATGCCATGCTACTGTGGCAGCCTCGACTCCGCTACAAACCGATAAGTATTTCATTGTTCTCCCTTAAAAAACACATCTAAACTTTCTACTTCATTGGGATCTTCCCAATTATCTGAGTCACCATAATCGCCCCTCGTTGCGCGAAGACGCTCATCGTGTCGGTATCTTGGTTCGATTGCCCACCACGCACTACTTGCCTCTCTGTATTCCACCCATTCATCGTTAACTACAAACAAGGGATGGTTTAAATCTGTAATATGAATACTATCTAAAAAATCTCGGTGCGGTATGTATTTGTTTCTAAAATTTCCATCAGTTTTTACCATTTTAACTTTGTCTCTTGCGCGAATAAATCTTTTGTACGCTTTGATCTGTTCTTCAGTCATCTTGCCCTTCTTGTTCTAAATGTTCGGAATTAAATATTTCTAAGCTTACTGGCTCTTTACTGATGATGGAATTAATGTACGCAATACGCTTGATGTCGACCCCCAGTTTGTTGGCTAACTCACCCTCGCTCGGATCACGGCCCAGTTCTTGGGATAGCATACGCTCGGTATATTTTACCCGTCTAATCTCTTCTGTAATATTTACTGGTAAACGGATTAAGTTCTTGGTATTGGCAACACCCCGATTGACATCGTAGTGTATGAATTTTTTGGCATAAGAGGCAAACCGGATTTTTCCCATCGGTTTCCAGGCTCGGGCTGCGTTGATCAATGCCTCATTCCCAAAAGACAGTAAGTCTTCCATCGGCATATTGGAATGCGCCCAGTTGGGCATCTTTTTAATGACGGATACTACAAATCGTAAGTTATGGGTTACCAGTTTTTCCAAGGCACGCTCATCACCTTGGGCAATTTTATCGGCAAGCTCTGCCTCTTGTTCTCTGGTTAATGTGGGAATTCCATAAAGTGATTGTAGATAATCAGTTAACGCATTCTTGCGGTTTTTCAAAATGGGCTATCTCCAAACTGCTCTACCAGCCCATTAAATATTTGGGAAGGTGTGGGGTTTTTTATTTTTGGCAATACAGTCAAGGTGCATCCCGATTGAATGTAAGGTTCACACTCAACTCGGGACGCAAATTTCCGTATCAGTATACCACAATCATACACTAAATAACGCAACATATCAAATGATATTCTTGATCAATACAAAATCTTTTTTAGGTAAAAAACGCACAATACTATCAGTCGGTTCAAAGTAAATAATGTCTTTGCCAAACCAGTAACACGCTAGGGTTTTATTCCCCTTGGCATCCGTAGTATATGCCTCGGGCAAACTCTTATCAAACTTACATGGTTGATCAGTTAGGACAGTTACACCACCGATATGGTTCGGTGCTTGAGCATAATCGGTAGCATAAGCTGGTACGGCCGTGGTTAGGCTGAACGCAACAATAAGGGTAGATAGTCGCATTAGTAATCTCTTTCCACGCAATGGGTTGCACACTCAAACCAATACTGCTCGACCTTATCACGCAATTCTATGGGTGCAGTTTTGGGGTCGATGTCTTGCAATTGTTCCTCCATGCCCATCTGAGAGATTGCCTCTGCCCAGTTACCTTGCTCAAAAGGGTAAAACTCCTCACCC